CGGTGCTTGCCCGCGGAGGGGTCGAGCACATTGATGACGTAGATCGGGCCGATATTCCCGAGGGTGTTGTTGAAATGCGCGTACACGGCCTCGCACAGGGTAAAGGTGCCCCAGTCGGACGAGTAGCCGATCTTCTTCTGAGCGTCGACCAGACTGGTGATCTTGATCGGCGCGTTGATGATGCCGGCCTTGCCGAAGCCGCGCACGAGGTTGACGGGCGCCGTGCCGATATAGACCGGCGTGGTGCCCGCCTGCACGGCGCTCTGTGCCACGGTCTCGCCGATGTGGCCGTAGGCGCCGTAGAGGTATTCGTTTGCCATCTGCTTATCCTCCTTTGCATGAAATTAGAGCAGCCGAGTGGCTGCCCTTAAAGCAGGTGTTGGTAGCTTTTCGGGTTGCGGGTCAGTGTCTCCTCGATGGAGAACTCAGCCCATGCAAACCAGTACGGGTAGAAGTCGGGGACGGCGTCTTGCTCCGTGACGGGGCCGAAGGTGATGCCCTTCTCCTTGATGACGCGGAGGTCGCCGAGGTACTCGGCGTTTTCAATCAGCCGGAGAGCTGTGTCCACAAAATTCCATGCGTCACGCCAGCCCTCTCCGTTCTTCACGAAGTAGGAGGCCGCCGCCTCGTTGTATTGCTGGATGTAGGTGCCGCTGCCGTCGCCCTTCGGCTTGAAGATGTCGGGCCCGTGGTAGCCGGGATCCCACGCTGAGAAGCAGAGCCGGATCTTGATGTCTCGGGCACTCTTGAGCAGGTCGTCGTCGCCCTGAACGATCTGCACGCAGACCGACGGGATCGGCGCGGCGATGTTCGGGGGCGTCCTGTCCTTCGATGGTACGAAAAGCGAGAACGCGGCCGGGTTTACCAGCTTGTATGGGTAGGAGGCGTCCGTTGCGTTGTCGTCGGGGAGCTTCAGCTTGACCAGAGGGCAGACCTCGGTGGTCAGCCAGTCCCGGACGGTTTCGATGCTGTTGACGATGGACATGGGGCACCTCCTACATGGTGACAGTCTGGCCGAGGGCCACGGTGGCGATCCCCATGTCCTCGCTCCAGTCGTTGACGATGTACTCGCGGCCGTCGACGTTTAGCCCTTCGCCCGCCGGGCGCCGAGCGGGCAGATCCTCGACCGCTGCGTAAAGCAGCAGAGAGGACTCCGCGACGCTCAGCTCTTGCCCCCCTTGGCGTTCCTTCAGGGCGTTGTCGTCCAGCACGGCGGCGATGGCTCTGCCTTCAACGGTGTGCTTCTCACCGAACTCGTCGAGATTGAGAAACGTGCGCCGACGGTCAGCCTCGACCATCGCCTTGAAGCTGAAGGCCATCAGACGGGATCGGCGGCGCCGATCTGAGGGGGCTCCTCGTCGTCGGCACCGTCATCAGGCTGCTCGGCCTTGGTGGCCTCGATGGCAGCGATGACGTCGGCCTTCTTGCGCATAGCAGAGGCGTCCACGCCATAGCGCGTGGCCACTTCCTTCAGCTCGTCGAGCTTCATGTCCTCGTTGTACTCAGGGGCCTCGTCGGCCGCTGTGTTGGTGCTGGCAGGCTCGTCGGCGTCGTCGCCGGGAGCGGGTGCGGGCTGCTCGGCAGTCTCGCCCAACTCGCCGATGTACTTGGCGACGCCTTCCTTCACCAGACGGGCCTCCAGCTCGGGGTCGAACTGTTTGGGGCCGTCCTGATTGGTGATGGGGATCACCTTGCGGCCGTTATAGTAGCCGAAGGTGCCCGCGATGATCTGGATCATGGTCTGCTCCTTTCTGCTGCGCTTAGCCCTGAGTCAGGACGTCCGCAACGATGAACGGGTTCTTGTTGTTAGGGATCAGCAGCGGGCGGCTGGAGATCGTCAGGCTGCGGGTGTTGCCCTCAGCGTTGGACAGATACTTCGGCACGCGGCGGCCGGCATAGGTGTGGAACTCGCCATCGGCCTGCTCCACCTGAGTGACGGCGCCGTACAGAGTGCGGCCGCAGGCAGGCGCGGTCAGGATGCACTTGCCGGAAGGGATGTAGAGCTGATCCTTGCCGGCGTCGTCGGTGTAGGTCTCGTCGTAGGAGATCACGCTGATGATGCGGCCGTTGACGTTCAGACGGGCCATGACAGCAGCGCCGGCAGGCAGCACCTCAGGCTCGACCATGCCGAGCTCGTAGCGCTTGTTGTCGAGCAGCTTCTGGATGACCTCGTTGTTGACGATGGTGTCGGCCACGTCAGGGGAGCAGATCAGGTCGGTCGCGCGGAGGCCCTTGCTGGTCAGCATACGAGCCATCACGCCGAGGTCGGCGAGGATCTTCGCGCCGGCGGCGTCCCACTTGGTCGTAGGTGCGTAGGTTGCGGGGTTGCTGCCTTCGGAGTAGAAGCGGATCTCCATCTCGTCGCTCTCGTCAGCGTCGTCGGCGATGTGCTTCATGATGCAGCCGTTGGTCAGCATGGTCTCAGCGGCCATAGCCTCCTCGCGGCGGGTGATAAACTCGCCCAGCTCGTCGGCGTCCTTCAGGATGAGGGTCTGCTGGCGCTGCTCAGGAGTGAGCTGCGTGTAGAGGGCCTCGCCGAAGCCGCGCTTCTTCAGGTCGTCAGCGGAGAGGGAGCGCTTGGGAGCCACAAAAGGAGGAGTGTATCTCTCCATGTGGTAGCCGTTGCGCAGGATGGTCACGCCGCCCTTGCGGGGAGCGACGAAGGGCGCCAGCTTTTTGCTGCCGTCTCTGTACTCGACCAGCACGTCGTCAGTGGCGAAAACGTCGCTCGCGTCGTTGGTCGGGAAATAGCGGTCACGCAGGAAGGTCGTGGCAGGGGTGAGCTGCTGCACGGCCATGAGCAGTGTGTGGGTCTCATAGAAGTTAAAAGGCATTTTGTTGTCCTCCTTCTCTTAGTATTCGATCGCGTCGGAGAGCAGGATGCCGGCGTTGCGCAGGATCTCCTCGTCCGCTGCGGTCAGGGTGTAGCTGCCATCGGTGTGCAGCTTGTTGCGGGCAAAATGCCCGGTACGATAGGCGGTGGCCACGGCGCCGGCGGTGACGTCGGTGTCGTCGGTCAGGATGTAGGTGCCGTTGGTAGCGCTCAGGGCAGCGGCCGCAGGGGCCAGCTCAGCGCCAGCAGCGCCGGTGACTACGGTGCCGCGCTTCAGGATGCCGGTGCCGGCCTTCAGCTTCACGGTCACGACGTCAGCGACGGGCACGTTGTTGACGATCAGGCCGTCGTATTCCACGGCGCCGATGTTCTCGTCGAGTCTCTTGCTCATTAGTTTTTACCTCCCTTGCTGGTCTTGGTGGAATTGTAGATGCCGACGATGGCGTCCACCTTGGCCTTGTCGTCGGTCTCGCTGCCTTCCTCGCCGCCGTTAGGAGCAGCACCGACGCCGGCAGCGCCGGACTCGTCGTTGTCAGCCTTGGCGTCCTTCAGGTGCTTGGCACCGAGGGCTGCCTGCTTCTGCATAGCCTTGAGCGCGAGCTGCTCAGCGGTGCAGGGGGTCTCGCCGTACTTGGCGTCCCTGACGAGCTGCGCGTCGCCCACACTTGCGGCGATGCTGTCGATGGCCTCGATGCGGGCGCGTTCCTGCGTTCTGGCAGTTTCGGCCGCCTGCTGCTCGATCTGAGCCACGACGTCGGGGTGCTGTGCTCTCATTTCTTCGAGGGTCATGGTCTTGTTGTCCTCCTTCTTGGGGCCGTCGTTCTTGGCGGCCGCGTGTTTATTTCCAGCCGCAGGGGCGGCGTGGATGCTGTTGTCGATGGGGATCGTCCCCGGGATGTGTCTGAAGCCCTTGACGTCGTGCCGGATGCCGGCGACGAGGAGCACCTTCTTGTCGGCGCTCAGGGTGACGTCGGGGCCTTCGTCTGTGAGCAGGGTGTCGGCAAAGCCGTTGTCAATGGCCTCCTGCCCGACCATCCACGTCTCGCGGGTCATCATGCTGCGGAGCTGGTCGACCTCGAGGCCGGTCTTGGCGTGGTAGATCTCCGCGATGGCCCGCTCGCTCGCGTCGAAGTCCTTCTGGAGCTTCTTCAGGTCTGCGAGGGTGTAGTAGTCGTAGAGCAGCCCGGCGACGCCGTGGATCATCACCATGCTGCCGGGATAGACCTGCACCTCGTCACCTGCGCAGGCGATGACACTGGCCGCGCTGGCCGCGATGCCTTCCACGACGACAACCTTGTGGCCGGTCAGGCCCTTGATGGCGTTGTGGATGGCGATGCCGGTGTAGAGGTCGCCGCCGCAGCTATTGATCTTGATGGTGATGTTGCTCTTGCCCTTGACGGCCGCGAGATCCTCCATGAAGCTCTCGGGCGCGATGTAGAGGCCGGGCTCGGGCTCGCCCGTCCACCAGTCCACAGGCTGACGGCTCACGACGTCGCCGTAGAGGGTGATCTCGCCCTCGTCGTCGCCGATGCTGGCGACGTTCCAGAACTTGATCGGCGTGCCCGCAGTCTGAGGCCCGGCGCAGAGCCGGGGAGTGTTATGCGTTCTCATGCTTGTCTCCTTCCTTGATGCTTTTGATGGCCTCGGCGACGATCGCCTCCCGCAGAGCTGCGGAGATCGTGCCGCTGGCCGCTGTGCTCTGGTCGACCTGCCCCTGCGCTGCGCGCAGCTTCTCGTTTTCCCGAGTGAGCTGGTCGACGTTGGCGTCCCACTGACCGCCGTTGAGTCGGATGGTCGCCTGCTCTCTGGTCGTGATGCCTTCGCCGATGGCGAGGATCTCGGCCGTGATCTCCTTCGTCGGGTCGAGCTGTCCCTGAGAGGGGCCGATCCACTCGGCGCCGAGGTATGCGGCGCGGATCGCCGGATCTGCGAAGAAGCCCGGGGCGCTGATGCGGCCGCGGGCGACGGCTTCAGAGAGCCAGATCTCATATACCGGCGTGCAGAAGTCATCGACAAACCACTTGCGCCTCATGCGGAACGCCTTCCACGCCTCCATCAGGGCGGCGCGGCTGGCGCTGTACGAGCTGTTGAAGCTCTTGAGCAGAAGGTCGGCCGGGATCTCGAGCGCGGCGCCCACCTGTTCACAGATGGCGCGCAGGAATGTGTTGAAGCCACTGGCCGGCCGCTTGGGGTCTGCAAAGGTCACGTCCTCGCCGGGCTCCATGATGTTGATCTGGCCGGGGCCCATCTCGTACTCGTTAGGATCTCGGCTCACCTCCGGCAGGCTACTCCCGACCTCGTTGAACGGGTTGTCGCCGGCGCCTGCCTCGGTCTTGATGAAGGCCGTGAAAAACGACTCGACGACCGCCGCAGTCAGCTCGCTCTCGGTGTAGCGGCGAAGCTGGAGCAGGGGCTCGATGACCTGCGCGAGATAGCTGACGCCGCGGTATTGATCCGGGCGCTCGCTCTCCATGACGTGCAGGATGTTCGGCAGGCCAGTCCGCTCGCCGTATGCCTGAACACGGGCCCACGTTGTCGTCGTGCTGCCGAGCTCGAAGGGGTAGGTGCTGCGGATGTGGTACGCCTCGATCTGGCCGTCGTCGTTCACCTCGACGCCGTCGTAGATGGTGTTGCCGTTGGCCGCCTTGCCGGTGGTCAGCAGCATCGGGGTGATGATGCCGGAGGTCGTTGGCGTGGCGACTCGGTCGGCCTCGATCAGGTGCAGGCGTAGCGAGTAGGGCGTGAGCGGCGTCGGCTCGTACTGCTTCACGACGGCGAACACGTCGCCGCTGACCAGCCACGAGGAGAGTGCGAGCTGCTGCATGGCTGCGAAGTTGTTGACGCCGGTGGCGTCGCACGCCCTTTTGTTCTCAGACCAGAGAGCGAACTCACGCTCGGCCTGAGCCTGCCATGCGTCAGCGGCCTCCTGCGTCATGCCGAGCGCCTCGCGGTCGATCCGACTCTTGAGCTGGAGGCCGATGCCGACGACGTTGGTGCGGTTGGTGCGGATGGCAGAGGTGGCGATCGGGGCCGCCATGTAAAGCATCCGGGCACGCTGCCGCAGGGTGTAGTTGTTGGCGTCGATGTCCTCCTTCGGGCTGCCGCTCATAGCTCTGAAGCCCTTGGTCGCCTTCTTGTGCCAGCTCGCGCCGGCGTCGCCGTAGCCCTTATTCACAGGGCGCGGCTGCTGCCGCCTGTTCTGTGGGCGGCTTCTGCTTTTTCTTTTGCTGATGGTGCTCACCTCCTTCATGGTGAAGATGGCCGAGTCGGGAGAAAAGGAGCGAAAACTCCCGGCGTCGGCCTATGAAAAAAGCCCCTTTCGGGGCTTCTTTCACCAGTCTCGGGGCACTACTCCCACAGCTTTTCGCGGCTTCTCGCCGTTCAGTGCGGCCTCGAGGGCTTCGATGTCTGCCTCGAGCTGTTTGATGGCGGCCCGGATGGATCCGAGGTCGGTGTTGTAGCGGGACAGGTTGCGGGATCCGATGCCATAGCTCTGCACGCCTCCGTCCAGCATCTCGGCCTCTCGCTTCAGGTAGAGATCCAGCCGGTTCCTCTTGATGGAGAGCTGGTACTCGATTTGTTCGCGGGTCTTTCTCATTGTGGTGTGTCCTCCTTACCAGTCGTCGAAGGCGTCGGCCCGGTTGTGCCGTTGCCGCTGCCGTCGCTGCTGCGGGGCCTTCGGCTTTTCCTCCAGCCCTTGCAGGCGGCGCTCGATGGCGTCCATGTCGGGGTTGATGATCTTGAGGCCGGCGTTGGCGTAGTCGCGGCAGTCGAGGGCCTCGTTGCGGTTGTGCCCGGGCAGCTTCTCCCACGCCCAGCGGTCGCCGCGGCGCGTGTGCGTGAGCACCAGCTTCTCGGAGAGGAGCCCGTTGAAGAAATTGAGGTCATAGCCGGCGTCGGGGTGCCGGTTGAAATGGCAGTATTTTGGCCCGGGCTCCTGCACCTTCAGATTAGCCATGATCGTCGCCTTGCCGGCGTCGACGCCGATGGTGTAGAGCCAGCAGGTGATCCGCTTGTTGTCGCGGATCGGCACCTTGCTCGGGGGCGAGACGAAGGGGATGCCGTCGCCGCCCTTGCCCTTGATGGCAAAGACGCGCTTGCCGGCGCGGGCCCGGCACGCCTCATAGACCTCTTGGGTGAAGTGGCCGCCGGAGTCGACGCAGGTGATGGAGATCTTCAGGCCGCGGCCGTTTTTGAACTTGTAGACGTGGTCGACCACGTCGTCGAGTCGCTGCCAGACCTCCGGGGTGTCTGGCCGGCCCATGATGTAGCCCTTGACGACGCCCCACGTCTCGCCGTACTTCCCGTGGCCGACTACCTCGTATTCGAGGCGGTTGTCCTGAGTGTCGACGCCGCAGGTCAGCACGAGCACGCCGTCAGGCAGCTCCACAGGGGTGCCGTCCGGGCGGGTGCCGTAGTCCTCACGGCGGGCGAGCATGGTGTCCTCGTCCTCGAGGTCGCCGCGATCTTCCCACAGTTGGCCGAGCAGGGTGTTGTAGACGACCTTGAGGCGCTGCGGGTCATCCTTGGCGTCGAGGAACTTGAGGACGATTTTCTCCCACGGAGTCCACGGGCTCGAGAAGGCATTGAGCCAAAAAGAACGGACGCCCTTCTTGTAGGCGTCCGGGTTGTCGGCGATCCACTTGGCCGGCTGCTTTCGCATGACGTCCTCGGGGATCAGGCAGCCGCAGGCCGGGCAGCTCCACGAGACGCCGCTCTTGAGGCTCCACGACTTTTTCCCGCGGATCCTCTTGGCCTCCGGGTCGAAGTGGATATTGTCGAACACGATCTCGCTGTACTCCCCACACTCGGGGCAGCGGTGGCACCAGCGTTCCTGCGTGCCTTGGTAAAAACTCGTTTCGATGTTGCTGTTGCCCTTGATGGTCGGGGTGGAGACCTCGACCGCCTTGGCGTTGTAGAATGTTGCCTGACGTGCTTCGGCCAGCGCCCACGGGTCGCCCTCGGTGCCGGCGCTGGTCGCCCAGCGGTCGCGCTCGTCGCCGATGATATAGCGGGCAGGCGTGGAGGCCAGAGCCGAGGCGCTGTTGGAGCCGGTCAGGGTGAGCATACCGCCCGGGAAAGACTTCTGGAGGATCGTGTTGCCGCTGTCCTTGGCCTTGACGTCGTGCACCTTCGCCTTCAGGGGCTTGCTGTCGCGGATCATGGGGGCCACGCGGAGGCGGCTGAACTTTCGGGCGTCGTCGATGGTCGGGTGGACGTAGAGGATGCTGCCGGGGTCTTGGTCGATGATGTAGCCGATGATGTTGAGCTCGAGCTCGGACTTGCCGACCTGAGAAGCGGCTACCATGACTATTTTGTGCACCTTCGGATCCGTAAAGGCCCGCATGGGCTCCTCGAGGTACGGGGTGCGCTTGGTACGCCACGGGCCGGCCTCGGCTGAGCTTTCCGGGGAGAGGCGGCGGTGCTTGTCGGCCCACTCGTCCACGGTCAGACTCTCAGGCGGGGCGAAGCGTTTGACCGCTCCGGCGATGGCGGTATTGAGCTTCGCGGCGGCTTTTTTAGTCGTCCGCGTCATCGGCGAGCTGTTCGCCCCAGCCTTCCCGATCCCTTACTCGCCGGGCGTACACCTCGGGATCGTATTTATAGCCGGCCAGCTCCGTCAGGATCTTGTAGACCTCTGTGCGGATGATCTCGGACGCCTCGGCGGGTGTTGCTGCGCCGGTGACGTCGACGGCCAGACGGCCCGGCAGGGCCACGAGCATCGACCTGATATTGTAGACGAGGTCGGTCATCACAGCCTCGACGTCCTCGCTGCGGTGCATGGTGCCCTCGAGCTCGCTGAGCTGGAGGGCGGCGATGTCTGCCTTGCTGCGCTTGAGGTCAGCCTCAGCCTCCAGACGCCGGCCCTCGATCTCGCTGTCCTTCTTCGACGGCTCCCGGCCGTTGGCCTTGGCCGTCAGGTATCGGATGTACCTCTGGATCGTCGGCAGCAGGTCGTAGCGGTTGGCGTTGCCTTCCTTGACCGCGGTGATGACGCCCTCCTTGGTGAGCTGCTGCACTCGGCGGGGCGTCATGTCGAACAGGGCCGCGATGGTCTTACTGTCGACGAGCTTGTTGTTGGTTGGGTTCGGCATGGCGTTCCCTCCTTTCTGCCGCTCGGGCGAAACGAAACGGCCCGAAAAAAATTTTTCCCGGCTGCGCGTTTTTTGGGCTCGCCAGCACCGCAGGCCAGAGGGGCCCGTCACAGTACCTTGCGGCGCAGCGCGCGGCCGTGGAGGCGTCTGCGCGGCGCTGTGGCGCGCTCTGTGCGCGTCTGGCGGTGCGGGCCGTGCTCGGTGTCGGGCGCCGTGGTTGGCGCCCTGCGGGCCGCTGTGGGCTATTTCCCGATGGCTCTGTCGAGGTTGTGCTGGAGTCGCTTGGCTGTCTCGTCGTTGAGCTTTTTGTAAATGTTTGCATTGACGGTTTCATTGTCTATCATCTGCGGCACTGAGAGCGTGTGGATGGCTGTGACCGGGTATTTCCCAGCAGGTGACCTCTGGAACGGGATCATCGTTGCCGATCCACTGGCTGCCGGAGCAATAAAAGGTGGCGTTCCGTACTTTCCGCGTAGCCGTTCCTTTTTCCCTTTTTTGATTTGGAGGGTTATGCTGTACTTCTTGCGGACTCGCGCCATCGCCACATTGAGGGCAGCCCCGCCTTTAGCA